CCGGCTGGTGCCGTAGTCGAGGGCGTCGATGACGAGTTTCTCGACGTGCGGCCATGCCTCTGATAGTTCGTTTCGCTGGACGGCCCAAAGACGACTTATCCCCATCCCTTTAATGTGGCGCTTTCACGGCTCCGATCACTATTCCAGCCGGATCAAATTGCCACCACTTTTCCTTGGTCGTATAAGCGCCAGGGTTGCGGTGGTGGTTATCATGCCACCCTTCCGATAAAATGGCACTAACCCACCAGATGTTATGGATGCCCTTTCTGTGCGTGGCCCAGTTTGTCGTGTTCTCTGCGAATAAGGTCGCCACGCTCGGCAGGATGAAACCAAAATACACACCGGGAAGGCCGAAGCCCCCATAGAGCAGGGCCGCATAACCGGCAATGACCAGAAAATAATAGTCATGCAAGAACCTGTGGAACGGTCGCGCCAAGAGGTCGCGGACTATCCAGGCGTCCTTTCGGCGCACAAACTTGGTCTTGTTATATTGTAGAAATTGTTGGTCTAGGAAACTCAGACTCCCGGCGTGGGGGTCACCGTCTGTATCGGTGTGGCGGTGATGCTCCCGGTGAACGCCGACCCAGCCCACGGTGCTTCCGCTGACCGACAAAACGCCAAATAAGGTGAATAGATATTCGGCTAACTTAGAGCGAAACTTAAAGCTGTGGTGCGATAGGAAGCGGTGGAAGGTCACCGTAATCCCACAACAGTTCATAGCGAAGAATAAAAGTGCGGCCACACCCAATCCCCATCCATTCATGGTGATAAGGCCGGTCAGCGGGAGAATAACAAGGAGCATAAGGTTTAGAAGATAAACGCCCAGGATACGTTCTCGCTCAGAAGCGAATATTTGCATTTTCAATTTCCTTTTTAATGCTTGCCTTGTCTGCTGGTTTTATAAAGCCACGCTTAACCAGCCACCCCACCGCATAAACGATGGGCCGGGATACGCCACGCCTTACGGCCTGCATAAGTGTCGGGCGCTTGCCCCGCAACTCCCGACGCAGGGTGGCGGTGCGGGTGCGGGCAAACCAACGCATGAACTTACGCACCCACGGGTGGGTGGGCATCATCTTGACCAGTGGGCCATAAACCTTGTGGTAACCCAACTCCCATTCCGGTTCTGGCATATGGTCGCGGGCATAGCGCATCCAAATAGCATTTCGGAAGCTGCCGAAGCCGTAGAGGTGATTCATCATTGTACACGCGATCTTGCCACCCGGGTCGCCGCCCTCGCCCGCACCGCCGCCCCAGCTTGGGGCTGCTTCCGCCGCCGCTTCCGCCTCCGCTGCCGCCGCTGCGACCGCCGCCTCTTCCGCCTCCGCGCCGGAAATCATTGCTTCAATTTCCGGGACAGAGAGAGAGGGTGGAGGATCGTCATAATAATCTTGCAGGGCATTCATTTCAGTCATCATCTGTTCCGCCGCGCTTTCGCCCCACGGGTTAAAAGCGCTCCAGAAGCTAAGATCTGGTTTTAAACCGCCGTATCTGGACGCTAATCCCTTTTCAGCCCCGGAAATATCCATTGCGGCGCCGATTCCCCTCCCAAGCAGCCCCGCGCCAGGAAAGGGTACGAGAGAACCAAGAAGACCCAAATCCCGCGCCTTGCTATACCCAAACGCCGCAGGCGGGCCTGATACTGACATGGGACTGAAGGAGCCGGGTGCGGGCGGGCCGGCGGGGCCGGGGCCTGTCGGGTCGGTCGGGTCCATATAGCCCCCGCCGTCGTCTGGCTGGATGAGTAGGGGCCTAGCCCTCAATAGCGGACTGACGGGCGCAGCCGCGACGGGGGCCTGGAACACTTCCTGTTGGGGCGGCGGCGGAAGGGTGGGCAGGATAAACTGGTTCCCCTCCCAGTACCCCTGCGGATATTCCTCTAATAATGGCATGTCTACCCAATCAATATTAGTTTGAACGTCTTGTCATCATCGGAATCGCTGGCATGAACGAGAATGAACGAGCCGTTGACGCGGCTGGAATCCACCACATAAGGCGTTGCTATCCCCGCTGCGTTGGCCGTCACGGCGACCGGGATGGGAAAGGTGTTCACGCCTATCCGCGCATCGGAAACCGTCGTCGCCGCCACGCCCGCGCCCAAGGTCACGTCTAGGACGTTGTTGCTCTTTCCGTGCAACAGCCTCCCGATGGCCTGGGAGATCAAACGCCCCCAATCCCGTTCCACGCTGTAATCCAGCGGCGGGGTGGGAAACTCGGAAATGGTCATATTTCGCCGTCCTCGTCAGCGTCAAAGTCCAGCCCAACGGCGTGGGTCCAGCTTGAACTCGCGGAGATCGAAACCCTGGCCCTGTGGAACCGCGCCGATTTGGTAAAGTTCGCCATTCCGTTGGCGTCAATCGCGTTTGAAGAAGTATCCGACAATGTTGACCCCAAGGTGTCACGATGCCGCAGGGTGACCTTCATGTTCGCGTCAGGCGTGTCGATATAGGGCCGAATGCCGTTGACGAATATTCTCTCATGGGGCTTGTTGAACAGCGTTCCCCCGTTAATTTCTCCGGTCTCCAGGGTCGCCCCAAGGCTGGACCCGGTGAACCTAGCTAACTTGTGGTCGCTGTCAAAGGCCGACAATACCAGGTTGCCCCCCGTCCAAATCCGTGAATCCAACGATGCCTGGAGAGTGTCCAAATTACCGAAGGCATCCAACTCGTCCAAGGTGTAGCCCTTGGTCAAATCACGGAACAGGAAATCCATTTCAAGGCCGCCCGAAGACCACCGATCCGTCGCCCAGTTGTAAATCAGCACCTTGTTGGGCCGTCCCGAAGTATTCCCGCTGCCGGCGTAGGCCCAGAAAATAAGGTGGTTGATGGGATCGGCGGCGCTGTAAACCCTGTGCAATGTGATGTTATCAAGGTCATTGAAGAAAGTCTTGTCTACTTTCTGGTCCCCAATGGCCTGGACGCCGGAACCGTTGAACGCCATCCATCCATCTTCAGACAGGAAGAACACCTGTGTCCCGATATTCACGACAGAGTTAGAGGCAAACACCCCGCGATCCCTGACCACCTCCCTTATAGAGAAAATGTGTGGCGGCCCATCGTATTGCATGTTGAAGATGGCTTTCTCACACAGAATAACGCCATCCAGCCCGCCCACGGCTCCGGTCATCGCCATTACCGCGCCGCCTATGGGCAAGTCCTGTCTGTCGGATTGTTTTGCTGCGGCGTCGGCGGAACCTATCGTCGGCCAATCCGTGGGGTCGTCTATGGCATCCCAATGCACCCGGTTCGTCGCGCCTAAAATATTCCCGAGAACCACAAAATCCTTGACGACGGCAACATGTCTTGCCTTCGGCGGGGAGCCGCCCAAGTCTGCAAAGGCCGAAGAAGACCCCATGACATAGGACTGCGGAGCATCCGTGTGACCATTGACGCCGATCACCCGCGTACCGTATTGAATGAAGTTCCAAGCGTCGTCCGTCGCCGTGGAATACGCGCCGGCGGATTTGGAAACATTGTTCCAGGTCGTCGTGGTCAACGAGAAGATGTCGTTAATATCCCCAGCGAATGTATACACGGCCCCCACGTCGTCCCTGAACGCCCCCGCTCCCTGCGGCCTGTTTGTCAACGCATCGCTGATGGACGCCAGTGAGGACAACGGCCCATAGGTCGTCTCCCCTCCTTGGGGGGAACCCGTGCGGGGTAGAACGTTCGTCGCTACCGTGGCGCCTGGGTTCTCGAACGTGGGCTGGTCGGGCAGAAATGCCCCGAAGGATATCGTCAAAACGCTGTCGGACGAAGACGACCGGCAATCTTGGAGAACGTCTCGCCCTCCAGGGCCGCCAGTGCATCAAGTTCCGCCCCCCGCATTTGAGCCGCCTTTTCCGGCTTCTGAATCCTGTGGTGATATAACTCGTATTTCGCCCGCGACCGGATCAACGCCTCGGCGTCCACGAACCAGGCATTTGTACTATTTGTAGCGGTCAGCGTTACAAATTTCTGAACCCCCGAGACGTTCACCGCCCTTGCCGTTTGGGGAATGGGGTAAAACCGAAGCTGAAGGTTGTAGTAGACATAATCCGTGGGGTCACCTGTATAACCGGCATTTGTCTGCACCTGGTCGATATAGGAAAAGTCCCTCGGGACGACCGGATAGGTCGAGGTGTTCACATCGACAGTGATCGAGTCTATGTCCACCAACCGGGCAATGAACGCGGCGTCGGCAGAGCCATAATACTCCTTACTGGCGGAGGTCGAGAATGAGGACCTCAATTCATTGAAGTAGAACCTCCTGCGCTCGTAGAACCTAATCGCCGTCTGGATTGAGTCTCTGACGGCGGCGGTCAGGTCGCTTCGGCCTATCTCCGCCTCGATCCGGTCGATCATCGTTCCTAATGTTGCCATGTTTTTCCTGTCTCGCTTTCGTATAAGCCAAGGCCAGCGCCGTCATCGTCTTGATCTTCTTATGACGGCGGCGCATTGCAAATGCCCTTTTTCGCCCGGTCCAGTACATCCCACCATTCGGCGTCGAATGGCGTCTGGGGGGCGTTCATGTCCTGCATGTCGGGGGTGCCAAGCGTGAAATGCACGTTCTTGGGAACCGTTGACGGGTCATCGTAGCCAGCCAGAAAATTCCAGGCTTCCGGCAGCTTGCCGATTTTCTCCGCCCATTTCATGCCGTGGAGGTCGCCGCCCGACCAGTTGTTGAGCGTGTACCTGTCCAGCAATCGGCACTTCGATGGCCTTATCAGCATGACGGACGACCAGTTCTTGCGCCGGTAGGCCGATTGGATCATGCCGTCCATTTTTAGGGCTTCGT